ACTGACGAACCAGTAGAAGAAGTCCAAGAAGAAACACCAGTGGAAGAAGAACAAATTTTAGAACCTTCACCTGAACCAACTCCTTTAGAAGAAATTATATCAGTTGAAGAACAAGTTAATAATGCAATTGAAGAATTATTAGTTAATGAAGAAGAAATTTCTAGTGAACAATTAGAAAACATTACAGAACTATTATTAGAAAATTATGAAATAAATGAACCTATGCCAGTAGCAGAATTGTTAGAAGAATTATCAGACGAACAAGTATTGGAACTATTAGAACAGTTAGATCCTAATCAAAATATTGAATACCGTGACGGAGTTATATTAGAAGCAGGTGTTGCAATTGTGTTTGAAACATTAGCAGATCCTGCAGCATTAGTAGGAGAGTTACTATCAGATCCTGGTCAAGTGTTAGAAGCATTTGGCCAACTAGGTGCTGATATGACAAAAGAAGAAAGAGAAACATCACAAGATGTAGTTGTTGCAGCAGTGGTAGCAAGTCAAATTGCAACAATGGCTGCAGTAGCAGCAATTCCACCAAGTGCACCATCAGCACCAAGTGGTTCAGCACCAAGCGGTCCAAGTGGCCCTGGTTCTCAACCAAAGAACGAATTTGATGCTGGAAGCGGTGGAGAGGCTAGAAGGAAACCAAAGGTTAAAACCAAGAAGAAGATCAAGGTTAAACGCAAACCAAAGGTAAAAATTAAGCCTAAAAATAACAGGAGGATAAAATGATAAAGGCAATATTAAAACCTTTTAAATTTATCTTCAAAGCAGTTAAGTTCATAGTCATGTTACCAATAAACCTAGTTAAATTTATATTGAGCAAGGTTTGGGCGGTAGTTAAATATGTTCTTAATCTTGTTTGGAAGATAGCAAAAGAAGCATATCAAGTAATTGCATGGATAGTTAAATCTATTAAAGATGCAATTGTATTTATATTTAAAAAAATATGGAAATTAGTAAAGATATTATGGGCATGGCTAGTAAAAGCATTTATTGAAACATTAAATCAATTGTGGACATTACTAGGTATGTTCGCAGCATGGTTAGTATTAGAGGGTAGTGCAAAAACAATCGTAGGATACTCAATCATATTAGTACTATTTGTATGGTTAGTAACTATGGGAATTAGAGAAGGAGGGGAAGAATAAATGGCAAAAGAAACAAAGTTAGATGACGAAAAGGCAATGGGTGCAGTCAGTGGTATTAAAAATATTTTATTTAGAATAATCGCTGTATTTGCAGCCAATGGTCTTGGAGTTATTGGTGCTGGTGCAATCATCGGCATTGATACACTAAGTGCTGTTATTCTTGCAGGTACTCTCGGTGTAGCCACCGTAGTTGAAAAACTAGCAAGAGGATTTATTGATGACGGAAGACTAAGCATTGATGAAATTAATAACGCTTTTAATTCAGTAGATAAAAAAGGTCAATAACCCAGTATCAATGGTAGAATAATATCATACAAGATTATGATGTATTTGTCATTTTAATTTTGTGGGGGAATTCAAACCATTGACCTATTGGGTTTGTTGACGTTGGGCTGGGTGGGTTGCCTATACGAATTTTTGGAGGTATAATAGTATCCATGTCTGAATCAAATTACTGTGAAGATTGCAAGAGATTAAAAGATATTGCTTGTACATGCGGCATGACCTTTGCAGAAAAGATCAAGACGACTCAGGTTAATTGGGCTACCTGGTCAGATACTAGAAAGGGCTCTTGACTTGGGAACTATTAGTGGGTATAATTATAATAAGTTCTCTTTTGTTATTAACAGAAGAAAGCATAATGAAACACATAAGAAAGAAGTTTAATGTTAAACGATCCAAAGGCAAAGGCAGTCCATCAGGCCTTTATTAAAAAATTTGGACAAAGAATAGACATAGATTATCTAGATACAGAAGATGTAGTTAATTTCTTTTTACAATCATCGGATGAATATGATAAAAAATTAATACAAGATAGATTGGAAAGATACCGTGCCAATGAACGCTAGAGGTATTCCAACTAGTGCTTGTCCAGAATGTGGTACAAATATATTTAAAGTCTTAGTTACATTTGATGAAGAATATAATATAGAGCAATATATGCTTGACGCAGAATGTAATGAGTGTGGTACACTAATCACTGCCCCTACACCATTAGATTTGGAAGTTTAATGCAAACATTTATGCCCTATGGATCACAATATGATAAAACTGCTAAATGTTTAGATGTAAAAAGATTAGGAAAACAAAGAGTAGAAACATATCAAATACTTAAAGCATTGCTTGGTGAAACAAAAGGATGGCGTAATCATCCAGCAACTCGCATGTGGGAAGGCTATGAGTTTCAACTTTATGTATATCAAACTGCTATTTGTACAGAGTGGACAAGACGAGGGTATAAAGATACAGTATTAGACTCATCTAAAGAATTAATATTAAAACATAAAATTAAACCAAGCATAAAGACACCAGACTGGATTAATAAACCAGCATTAACGATAACACATAGAGCAAATTTATTTTTAAAAGATCCTATATACTATATTAATTTTGAAGACGAGGCCAAAGAGTATGTAGATTATGTATGCTGTCCAGACAAATGTAAATATTGGTGGTATACTCATACTTTAGATAAGGAGAATAATGGCTAAAGGTAGGGGCGGAAAGGGTGGCGGAGATCGCAACCCTAACAGGAATAATGGTAAGGCTTCAAAAAAGAATCCTAAAGCACCAAATATAGGTGCAACTGGACGTAGCCGTGGTGGATATAATTTAGTAAAAAGAGCAGATAAGGCAGCGGCTTGGGATGCAGTTTCTAAACGTGAAAAAAGAAAAGTCCGTAGAAAATCAGCAGGCCTTGCATATGCACACGGCTTAAGAACTGGACAACTACGCAAAGTAAAAGCAAATGCTGATTCCTAATCCAAACATAAAAGACAATAGAATTATATTACTTGCACGTCATATAGAGTTTATACAGGATCATAAGTATCATATAAAGCCCCTTGAGATGGCTGAACTTATAATTGAGTTTTTAGACAATATGTATGGACAAGCATATGCACAAAAAATAGCAGAGGCAAGTGCAGATAAAAGAAGTTTTGATCCAGTAATAGATAAGGTATAATAATACTATGTATGAATATCATGTTAAGAAAGTTTATAAAGTTGTAGATGGAGATACAATAGATGTCGATATCGATCTGGGCTTTAATGTTTCTTATTTCCAACGTGTCCGTCTTGCAGGTATTGATACTCCAGAATCTCGTACTACAGATGAATATGAAAAAAAATTAGGATTAGAATCAAAAGAGTGGTTAAAGAAAAAACTTGAGGGTGCAGAAAACATAGTTATAAAAACACAAAAACCAGATTCTTCAGAAAAGTATGGTCGTATTTTAGGAGACTTACATATTAAAGGTTTTGATAAATCTTTAAATCAAATGATGATTGACGAAGGGTATGCATGGTCATATATGGGTGACACAAAAGTTAAAGATTTTCCAGCACTATTAGCAAAAAGAAAATAAATTTGTGGCCGATGTTGTATACGTTGTAGATAAGAAATATTTTAATTTATTTAAAACATCTTGCTATTCTTTAATTAAAAATTCAACTATAGATTTAAATATATATATACTTACTGAAAAAAATACTTTTAGTGAGAATCAAAAAAATAAAATTATAAAATATTTATCAAATATAAGAAAAGATATAAATATATTATTTGTAGAAAGCAATAAATATGAGACTTGGAAAGTAAACAATATGCTTTATAAAAGCAATTGGTATGGAGACAGCATATTTTTAAAATCATGTATAGTCGATGCTATACCATTTAGTGTTGACTGGATAAACTATATTGACTGTGATACCTTAGTTATTAAAAATATAGACGACTATTTACAAAAAACATATTTAAATCCTATTGCTGGGGTATTAGATATTTATTATGATAAAGATACTAACTACCCATATATTAGTTCTGCCGTATACAAGGTTTCATTAAAATACTGGAGAGATAACTATGTTCAGTTACAGTTTGATTCTATGATTAAAGAAAATTATCAATATATAGATCAAGATATAATTAATAAAATATTTCCTTATAACAAATCAATACTGCCCTTAAAGTATAATATGGATAATAGATTTGCTGAACATGCAAATACAATACCTTCCCTAAACCATGCCTGTATAATACATTTTGGTGGTCCAATAAAACCAGACTCTCATTTACACAAGACTAACCAATGGCATAAGCAATGGGTAGGGTATAATAATGAGATACAATATTTAACAATAGAAGAGGAGTAGTATGATAGTAGTAGGAACAACAACAGCAGCATTTGCCATGGACAATAGAGATACATGGGCATCATGGATGAAAAATGCAGAAGCAGTAAAAGAAAACTTTCAAAGGTTTGGTAATTTTTCTGAAGTAAAATATTTTGCAGCACTTCAAGTTGATGCAAGGGGTATAGAACCTTTTAAACCATTTATTGAAAGATTAAATCAAATTGGTGGAGAATATTGGACTTACTCACTAGATGATGGAAGAACCACAGTTACAACTGCAAATAGATTAAGACATTTAACAGTTGGTCAAAATTTAGTTACAGACTATTGTGCATCTAATCCATCAGTTACTCATCAATTATTTATGGCAGCAGATTGTATGCCACCAGATGAAATATTACCTAAAATGTTAGAAATGCAATATCCACTTTGTGCACCTTTTATTACTACATATAACTTAAGAGGAAAAAAAGTAGAAGGATATCCCTATCCCGTAGAAAGTACTATGGCATCTGCAGCAGCAATTTTTATTTCTAGACAAGTATTTACAAAAATAAGATGGCGTTGGGATTTAGATACTAATATGTCTGATGATCCTTGTTATCATCATGATGCATATAAATATTTAGGAATACCTACTCATGTTAGGATGGACTGCATAGCAAAGCATTTCCCAGAATCAATTGGTGCAATTGAAACTCGTGGACATGACATGACAGTTCATAGATAAAAATGATAGGTCTTATTCCAGCATCAGGCAAAGCGTCTAGATTGTCTGGATTACCTAAATTTGCATTACCATGTGATAGTGAAAATACTCCTTTACTAACACGGCAAGTAAAGCAAATGAGTTTTTATGTTGATAAAGTTATAGTTAGCACAACAAAAGCATGGTATGAATTAGTTAAATCATTTTCACTACCTAAAACTGAGATAATAATTATTGAACCATCAACTATGAATGATGCAGTCATAAGAATGGCAAAAGAATTTGATTCACACAATTATTTGATAGGAATGGCAGATACTTATTTTGAAGGTGAAAATCCTTATATAAACTTATCCAACTCTATACAAAATAATTTAATATCTGTGGCATGTTGGCCAGTACACGATGATTTAAAAGGAAGAGTTGGTCAGGTAGATATAGTTAAAAATCATATTATAGATGTTAAAGATAAAACTCCAGAGTGTGACTATCAATATATGTGGGGTGCATTAGCATTTAATAAAGATATAATTATGCAACTAGATAAATTTAATGCACACCCTGGAATAGATCTTCCAAGTTTAATAATTGATAATTTTTATAAACATTATGCTTTTAAAGTAGATGGACAATATTTCGATGTAGGAACTTTGTCTGGCTATAGAAAATTACTGAATGGTATTAGATTATGACTAATTTAGAAAATATATGGATAGTTATTCCAATAGGGACTAGGGAAAAATATTTGCCTAATTTAATAAGTAAACTTCATAAGTACCATGGAAGAATAGTTATTGTTAATAATCAACCAGGATATACAAAATTTGAAGGAGTAAATCATATAGAAGATTTTAAAGATATAAATATAAATAGATGGTGGAATAAAGGAATTAAATATGCAGAAGAAAGAGGTGCAACCCACGTTTACATAGTCAATGATGATGTAGATATGCCAGATACTTTTGTTGAAAGAATGTATAGAGAAATGATTAGAAAAAGACTTGACGTAATAGACACTCATAATACAGGAAATAATGGTGGATCATCCTGGATGCTTAGATTAGATTCTGGATTAAGACCAGACGAAGATTTTAATTGGTGGTATGGCGATACAATGGTATTTGAACAAGCAGAGGTTAGGAACAAGGCTGGCAAGTTTTACGATCCAGACTTTATTCATTTTGAGCCAGATGGGCATACAAAAGTTCATCAAAAATTTATAGATTTAATAGAGCAAGATGTGGTAACATATAATAGAAAGAAAGGTATTAATGATTAAAAGACTAAGACCTAAATGGTCAGATGAAGAATTAGCAAAAATATATTCTAAACCCCATGATCACTATAGATTTGGAAGGGGTCATGATATGAGAGTTAAAGTAACTATTGAAATATTAAAAGACATGTCTAAATTAATTAATGCTAAAACTGGTGGAGACTTAAGTTGCGGTAATGGTGCAATATTAAATAGCATTATACTACAGGAAAAATATTTAGGAGACTATGCACCCAAGTATGAGTTTGAAGGTCCTTTAGAAAAAACAATATTAGAAATGCCAAATGTAGATATCTATGTATGTTCTGAAACATTAGAGCATTTAGATGATCCAGAGCACGCATTAAAATTAATAAGAGAAAAATCTAAATCATTAGTTTTATCTACTCCTATTGAACAATGGGAGGATACAAATTCAGAACACTATTGGGCATATGATCGTGAAGGTGTAGAAGAATTATTAAAAAATTCTGGATGGAAACCTAACGTATTTTTATTTTTAGATACACAGGTTTTTGGAGAATCTTATAAATATGGAATATGGGGATGTAAATGAAAATATTAATAACTGGTCACAGAGGATTTGTTGGTAAATACTTCTGTCAAAAATATAAAGATCATGATATAACTGGTATAGATATTGTAGAAGGAAATGATGCAAGAGAATTTTTTAAAGTTAATAATGAATATTTTGATTTAGTAATTCATTTAGCAGCAGTTGTTGGTGGTCGTGCAACTATAGAAGGATCACCACTATCAGTAGCAGTTGATTTATCAATTGATTCAGAATTATTTGGATGGGCATTAAGAACTAAACCAGGTAGAATAATTTATTTTTCATCATCTGCAGCATATCCAATAGAGAAGCAGTACAGAAACTCTGGATATAAATTAAAAGAGTCTGATATTAATTTAGAAGATGTTCGTAATCCAGATTTAACTTACGGCTGGTCAAAATTAACTGGAGAATACCTCGCACAATTTGCACAAGCAGCAGGTATTAAATTAAATATATTTAGACCATTTTCAGGCTACGGAACAGATCAAGACTTATCATATCCATTTCCATCATTTATAGATAGATCAAAAAGAAAGTTGGACCCTTTTCAAATATGGGGAGATGGAGAGCAAGTAAGAGATTTTATTCATATGACAGATGTTGTAAATGCAGTAGATGAAGCAATTAAACAAGATATAGAGGGTCCAGTAAACCTTGGATGGGGTAGGCCAACTAGTTTTAACGAATTAGCATCAATGGTAACTAAGTTTAATAAGTACAGTCCAGACATAGAACATTTAACTGCACAACCTACTGGTGTATATTATAGAGTTTGCGATCCAACAAAGATGTTATCCTTTTATACACCCAAGATATCTCTTGAACAAGGTGTTAAGTGGGCTCTAGATAATATTATCTAATAAATTATTAATATATTTTTTATTTAATTTAGGTAATGCTTTATTTAATTTTTCATCAATAAAAGAATCGTAATCATATTTAATTTTGCTTGTATTTTTTTGAATTGTAGCCCAAGCAACCCACATGCAATTTATATATATACTATACAATTCTGCTATACATGTTTTACGAAAGCAATAGTTTCCGTAATAATTTCTTATTATATCTTGTAATATATCAAGTGATAAGTCTGAATCATTCCAAAATACTGCTATGTCATATAGCGGATCACTATTTCCAGAAAATTCAAAATCAATAAATTTTATTTCATCATTCTTAGTTAATATAATGTTTGGTGCCCACAAATCTCCATGGCATGGTACTGAAAGTTTAGGCAAATTATTTAAAAATATGCCTATTTGATTAATATATTTTAATTTTCTTTTTAACTCTCTGGGTAACTTATAATCATTACCAATACATTGAGAATAGTATTTATTAAACATATCAACACAATTTAAATCATCTAAAAATCTAGGACCTTCATGTAATTCTTTCATTTTATCTATAACTTTAAATGTAAAATATTTATTTGCTAAATCTTTATTTGTTACCGTAGAACCTTCTATATACTCAGTTACTATTATATTTTTTTCAAAGTCATAGTCTATAAGTTTGGGTGCTATTTTCATTTTAGATGCTATATTTAAGTTATGAACCTCATTACGTCTATTCATTTTTAAATATGGGTTAAAACTTAAAATACGTAGAACTCTAGGTTTTTTATTTATAAAAACTTTATACATACTATTCATAGCCCCACCAACAATTGGTTCGTAATGGGTCCATCCCTCGAGACCTTTAACGCTATCTAGTATATTTCTTAAAACTATAGATTTATTTAAAATTGCAGCACCAAATGGAGGTATTGATTTTCTTTTATACACCATAGATAACATTGACTAAACCTTTCAACTAAGATATAATTATACCACTATGCATAATTGTCGTCAAGCAATCATACTCGCTGCTGGATCGGGTACAAGACTAAAAAACAGTATACCATTAGAACATCCAAAATCATTGTTCGTATTTAATAATATTACGTTACTAGAAAGAAATATAAATTTATTATTCAATTTAGGAGTAGAGGAAATAATAGTTGTCGGTGGATATAAAATAGATATGATTAAGTCTATAACTGATAAATATAATAATGTAATTTTAATTAATAATTCATTATATGAAGAAACAGACACCATGTACTCCTTAGGTCTAGCAGAAGAATTTATTAAAGAGTGTTTTATTCTAACTGAAGGAGACTTTGTATCAGAATCAAGGGGGTTTAAAAAATTATTAAACAACCATAATAACTCAGTAATATGCTCTCAAAAAAGAAAAAACAATGGAATTGCAGTACCAGTATTTGAAAATGGTCAATTTAAAAAGTTTTCAAGGTCAGAAAAAGATATTAAATTAAACTCATCAATTGCGTATATAGGTCCATCTCACTTTACTAAGGATACTTTAATTGCAATGAAGAAGCATAATGCTAATAATGGTAATAAATTATTATATGAAGAAGCATTATCTATGGCAATATCAGAAAATAAGTTTGATATATCACTTACATACATAAATAATTTTGATTATTGGGATTTAAATAAGGAAGAAGATTTTAATAATATACAAAAACTAGTTAATAGGCTAGATGGGGTAAACTCTTAGACCAATTATCCCAATCTATTGGATAGTCAAAGTCTTCAGTTTCATCATTCCATTCAACCCAATGAAAATTTTCAGTAGCATGAGGGTCCTCTGGATCTAATCCAGCCATTATTCTATAAGCCATCTTTGAAGACTCTTCCATTATCCAAGGGTATGGGTTTATCTTGTTTTCATAATCTTCAATAAATTTTTTAGTTATTTCACATGCCTTTGTAGATGATTCTATTAATTTTTTTAATTTTGATATATGATAATACCAAACAAAATGTTCTCCATAAATTTTTTTAGTTATTTGTGAACTCATTTTTCTACCGTAATAATGCCAATCTTCTGACTTATTTTCTATAACATGTTTTATTAATTCTTCTGTATAGTAAACATCTCCAAATAGTTGTACTGTTACGCCATCTTTATTTTCCATTCCTTTGATATGCATAAATTCATGATCTGGATATAAAGCACTTGCTTCAAAATTTGTTTCAATTGCGTTACAGCCATCTATAACATAAGAGTCAAAATTTTGTTTATTACAAGATACCCAAATATTAGATGCTCCATTTTCTAATAATAGTCTTTGTGTTCTATGAATTAAAGGTTCACCCTTTATTGGAATTAAATGCTTTGGTACACCTAAATAATTTCCCCATCTGTTGGGAGAACCTATCGTTGACTGTGTTTTATAATACTTAGAATAATTTTCTTGGATATCTAGATGCCTATCCCCAGCAGAAATAATAAATTTTTTATTCATACTAGATATGATATCATGGATACTATGTTTAAGCCAATTGATTATAATATAAATTTATTAATAGCAACAACAATAGTGGGCTGGAAATGTAAAAGTAACGAACACCTAGAATGGTTAAAAGAAAGAAAAGATATAAAAACTATATTTCCCAATGTTGAATTTTTTGCTTCACTTGAACTAGATAATTCAGGGCTAGATCCTTTTATGGACGTTTTACGGGCATTAGGAGAGGTAAGGGGTAGTTATTGGACATATTCTATAAATGATCATATAAAACAAGTAGGATCTCAAAATAGATGGATAAGAATAGAAACTGGAAGAAATTTAATAAGAGAATATGCTCAAAGAGAAACATGGAGTGAAAATGATATAAGTCATAACATGAAACCAAAGATTAAATATGATGGAATTTTATTTGTAGATAGTGATATTATTTTAACTAAAGATATAGTTAAGGGTCTTTTAGAGGTAGATAATCCAGTGGTTGGAGCAAAGGTTCCTGGATATAATTTAACTGGAGAAAAGATTGAAGGATATGATAATCTTCAATACGGTGGTGCTACTATCGCAACAATGCTATTTAACTCTCCATCTTACTTTACCATTCCATTTCATCACAATTCTTATTTAAAAATAAATGACGATTTTTCTATGCAAGACTTAGTAAATAAACTAGTGGGTCCAATAGTTGTTAGAAAAGATGTGGTAGCCAAACATAAGGGTAGACTGATGCCAGTAGAGCATAGACAAGTTCCAGATAGGATGCTATAATATATTTGTACCTAGCCACAGTGGTGGGTATAAATTAACTCGCTATAAAGGAGGAAAAATGGTAGGCTCATTGCTACGAACAATGCAACTAGAACCCTTTTTCATAGGGTTTGATGATTCATTCAACAAATTAATGGGGCTAAGAAATGATCTTAGCAAACACATCTCAAGTTACCCACCTTATAACGTAAGAAAATTTAGTGAAAGCGAATTTGAATTACAATTTGCTATTGCTGGATTTGATAAACGTGATATTAAGGTTACTGTAAATAATGGTAAACTTGTTGTCTCTGGAACAATGTCAGATATTGAAAATGATGGTATTGAATATCTTCATAAAGGTATTGCAACAAGATCATTCTCATCTACATTTGCTTTAGGAGAACATGTTGAAGTTGAAGAGGCAGAGGTAGACAACGGATTACTTAAAATTAGAGTAAAAAAAGTTGTACCAAAGCATTTACAACCAAAAGAAATTACTGTAAAATAGTAATATAAAGATTTCCTCTGGTAGGGAAACTTAAGGCGGGGGTTGACAATGCCCTCGCCTTTTGATATTATAGAGTTTGAGAATAGGAGTATTATGGCACTTCATAATCATTTATTAGTAAACGGATATACATTACTTCCACCAGTGGACGTGGATAAAACAAAAGTTTGGATGCAAGCGTTAGTTGATTCAATTGGCATGAAAACAGTTCAAGGACCTTTTGCTTCTTATGTAGAAAAAGAAGGAAATCGTGGATTAACTGCTACCGTAATGATTGAAACTTCACACATTGCTATGCATGTTTGGGATGAAACAGATCCTGCATTTATTCAGTTTGATTTATATACTTGTTCAACATTACCAGTAGAAAAAGTATTAAGAAATCTAGAAGATCATTTTGGATTATTTAACTATACAACATTAGTTTTAGAAAGAAGTGATGGATTTAAGATAGTCCCAGAAGAAAGATGGTCTGAAGTTGGATAGTATTGTTGATCAACTATCTATTGATAGAGACAAACAGTTGTATGCCGAATATGTTAAATCTAACATGAATTATTTTGAATGGCGTGATTTTGGTATTGCAAAAGGGTGGATATCTGAACCTTTTTGCGATACACATGATGCAGGTTATTTAACAGAGGAAGAAGAGGCGGAATGGGAAGAAGGAAATGATCCATGTATGCCAGTATTTAGAATTTGGGAAGAAAATATAGAAAGTGAATAAGATGGAAAGAATAGAATTAGGTCCTAAAATATATGCTTATCCAAATTTTTTAACTCAAGAAGAAATAGATTTTATTTATAATAGAGCAATCAATGCACCACAAGAAGAGTGGGATGCAGAGTATGAAAAAGAAATGCAAAAAACTGCTGAAGAACAAGGATATGTAACTAAAAAAGAACAAGACTATTACTTTCAAAATGTTAATCAAAAAAATGATTTTTGGAAAAATAAAATATTAACTATTAAAAATACAGAGATGTCATTAGCAATTAATGATAGATTTTTTGATATTTGGAAAGCAGCAGACTATGAACTTGGTTTTCCAGAAAAGATACAAAGACAATATGTTAACGGAGAACCTTTAAAAGTTCATTATGATGCAATTCATAACAATGAAGTTTTAGAAGCAGTAGTTATTTATATAAACGACAATTATGAAGGCGGAGAATTGTTTTTTCCACAACATGATTTAACAATAAAGCCTAAGGCTGGAACTATGATAACATTTCCAGGAACGTCAGATTATGAACATGGAACTAAAGTTGTTACATCTGGATCAGATAGATTTGTTATAGCAGTATTTGTATTTAAGAGAACAAAATGGCAGACATCTTAGTTTTGGGTTGTGGTCAAGTTGGTGGCAAAGTAATCAGTAAAATAGAAAATTTAAAAGATATAAATGTATACTGTTTTGCCAGAAATAAAAATCAAGAATATAAAAATACTACATTTATTACTAGTTATAAAACTATGCTTAAACCAGATATTTTAGTTGAGGCTCTTCCAGGAAAAACCAACATAGATGTTGAATTTTCATATGCAATATTAAAAAAATATTTAGAAAATGGCATAAGTTCTATTAGTTGTAATAAAATGCTAATACAGAGAAAAGGTAAAGAGTTGTGTAGGATAGCCAGGGAAAATAATACTAATCTTATGCTATCATCAATAATGGCAGTAGATTCTGTTAAAATTGATCAAAATAACTTTGATAAATTTGGTGAAGAAATATATACTTTTAGGGGTAAAAATAGTGAAGAAACTTCTAATAGTATAGTAAGAGATATAAATATATTAATGGAGGTACTATGAAAGAATATAAATTATTAGATTTTTGGGCACCATGGTGTAATCCATGTAAACTGATGAATCCAATTATAGATAAGTTAGAAAAAGACTATCCTAACATAGAAGTAGTTAGAATAAATGTTGATGAAGATAGTTCAATGGTAGATAAATATGGTATTTTAACTATTCCAACTTATATATTAGAAAAAGATGGACAAATTATCAACGCTGTTAAAGGTGCTATGCCAGAATTTAGATTTAAAAAAGAATTAGGATTAGATGATAATTAAATTAGAACCATGGGAATATGAACATGCATATTCAGTAGGCATGAGAAGATATACAGAAAATTGGAATAAATCAGATGCCTCATACTATAATAGATCAAATATGGAAGAAGATCGTAATGCTCAGCCAGCATCTGCAATATGTGAATTAGCCGTAGCAAAATATACAAATCAATATTGGCATGGTTCAGTTTGGGATGGAAGAAAGCATAAACAATATAAAGATATGCCTGATGTAGGTAAGAATATAGAAGTTCGTAGAGTTAGAACTCAATCTGGTCCAGCAGTAAGGGATAAAGATTGTAATCGTAATCTTATTATTTGGGGTGCAGAATTAGCAGATCCAGAATATAGGACTGTAAAACTTCTTGGATGGATTGAAGCAGATAAAGGTTATGAAATAGGTATACAAAAGACAGGGTATAAAATAGTACCAAAAGAACTTTTAAATAAGGATTGGAAAGAAGATGATTAAATATTTGTACGATGCCTTTATGGCATTAAGTATTTTAAATAAAGTAATGGTAGTAATGATGCTAGGCATCTTGACATTTACTATAGTTATTACTATACTTGATTATAGAAGCGGTGCAAAACACATAGATAAGAAAAGGTGGTAAAGTGTCTTCCGATAACTATTTTGTAATTAGAGAACATCCAAAAATTGATGGTGCCTTCACATACGTTATGGGATTTGAGTCAGATTCTCGTAATCATGGAAAAAATATATTTGTAGATATTCCAGTAAGAGATAGCGATCCAATATTTTATAGTTTTGATGATGCTATGAACGCAGCACTATCAGACTACTCAGAGTATGGTGTAGTAACACATCCAGAATGTGAGAAATATGAATCGTTTTTTAAAGCAGAAATAACAAATTAATGATATTTAAAAAAACATTAAATAAATATATGCATTCATCAAAAATATATTTAAATACAAATAAGTATGGCTACGGAGTATATGCTGGAAAAAAAATTAAGAAGGGTGAGGTTGTAGAATATGCCCCAGTTTATAGACTTGTAAATTGTGATGGAAATGATAATCCGCATTTTTTTACCTGGGGTCATGATAAAAAGGGTCCAATTTGGGTTGCAGCAACTGGATTTTTTCCCTTTTACAATCACTCATTTAATCCAAATGTTGAAACTTTAAGAGATTATGAAACGGATATAATGACTATGGTTGCTATTAAAGATATAAATAAAGATGAAGAACTGTGTCATCAGTATAGATCAGCACCATGGAGAAAGGTTTTTAAGGGACTAAAATGATTAAATGGATTAAAGACTTAGCGTGGATAGTTCAAATAAGATGGATTATATTTACTACTCGTAAAAGAAGAAAGAATTATGGCTGGGATAACAAATCAGATAAGTAGTTGTGTAGTTCCATGGGGTCATAAATATAATTATTTTGATTATTGTACAGAGTGTGGGAGTGATAGACCATGGTAGATCATGATCACTCTAAGTGCGAACCTAATGAAGAAACTAAGGCTGCCATGGAAGAAGCGATGATAGAAAAAGACAAACCTTCTTTTCAGGAATTTTTAGATGAACTTCGTAATGATAGAGAAGAGAGAGATAACTATATCTATAATCTTGCGTTAGAAAGTATAAATAGAAATAAAGAAATTTTAGATCGCCTCGGCTCTGATTATGATGAAAATGGAATACCCTACTGGGAAAAAAATAAAAATCAAGATAATTAAATGGGTTATAATGGATATGTGGAACAAAATCCACCAAATAAAACTGAAGGTGAAAGTATGCCCTGGGAAAGACTACAAAAGATTTTACTAGAACTACAAAAGGTTAGCGATCATAGATATGGTCCTGGACCAACATTTTGGAACGACGTAGATATAACTGGTAAGTTCCCTAATAAATCTGAATTAATGAAAGTAAAAAAAGAAAGTAAAAAGAAAAAATGATCGGCGGTATTTTTACAATGATCGTAATATCTGTTTTAATGCTATTCGGTATGTATAACATTATAAATAAGAATAGATAAGTTATGTCTAATATTCAAATTAAATTCGATTATATGCATTTAAGTTCGGCGGCGAAACTAGAGTATTATTTGGACAAATTAACTAGTCCCTCTAATCAGCCCCTAATCAATTCAGCCTTAGGTCTTAGCCCTGATCAAGCCTCGAAGGTATCTAGAGAATGTCCTATATTACCATTATCTGATAATGAAGAAAATAATGAAATATCTTTAATGCTTACAGAATTAGTACTTGAAATAAAAGAAGAATTAGAGGACTTTTATAATACTAAATTAGAACTTAAGAATTGTGTATACAACAACATGCTTGAAGGGTCCTTTATAGGATTTCATGCCGATACAGCCCATTTAGAAGATGGAGAATGGGTTGAGGAAGAAGAGGCACCATTTGAATACTCTGCCCTATTTTATTTTAATGACAACTATGAGGGTGGAGAATTATCGTTTCCAACCTTAGGAAAAGACTTTGTAATAAAGCCTAAGAAAAATAGTTTAGTATATTTTAAAGGAGACTCTAATTTGCCTCATCAGGTCAATGAAATAACTAAGGGCATAAGAAAGAATTTAGTATTGTTTTTTGGCAACCCCAATGCAAAGGGCGAATACATACATAACTTTGAGGAACAATGAAAATCTATCACTACTATCATATTTGGGCTGACGGCAAATGGGAACTACCCGTATCTGAACATTTGGCGGTATTAAATGAATCTGCTTTAATGGGTAATCTAAAAGAATTTAACATAGGTATAGTAGGCAAAGAAGAAAATAGAATTAAGGTAAAAGAATATCTAGAAAAAAATGTATTAAAGTATTCTATAGTTGCAGAGGCCAATGAAGGCTTTGAACAAGAGACTATGGATAAGATGGTTGAATGTTCTTCCAAAAATGGAGTCATACTTTATGCCCATACAAAGGGTTCTTCTAACGATACAGAGTTTGAACACATTTGGAGAAGGTCAATGAATCATGATCTAATTAAAGACTGGGTTAGTTGTCTTGAACTACTAGGTCTTTATGCTGCTGTAGGAACTCACTATGCTATTCCTACCGACTCAGGGATGATCTGTAACAATCGTAATGTCAAAACCGAAAGAGGATTCTTCTACGGGAACTTCTTCTGGACTCATGTGAGATATGCCAAAGCCCTGGGGTATCCAAATAGAAGTTTGACATCTTATGAAATTTATAGTAGGATAGATGCAGAATATTGGTTATTAGGATTAAAAGAAAAGGTAGAAAATATTTTTAAAAGAAAGTTTAAAGTCTATGATAAAAATCCATACTTTGACGAAAAACATTTTATTGATCATAGAGTAGAAGGAGAAGTATGATTGAATTTATAGCCTTATTTATAATCTTTGGAAGTTTCTTTTTTATAGATAAATCTAAGAGATATTTTGGCAAGGACAAGAACAACCACTGGAGGCATCCCTTTAACCCATGAAAAGGTACAAAAAATCGGGGGAAGAATTAGAAGTATTAAACTTTCCTATAGACCTAATAATACATACTAAAGTACCTAATAAGTATTTATTAATAGACCAAGAAACAAATGAAGTTTATATCGGAGATAAATCAGGATATTGGACTAATATAGGATATCTACATAATGATCAAATAATCGTCCAAAATGGGCTATTTTAGCCTTTTTAATACCCCCTGGACATTGCTTTATAGAATTAAAAATGATATAAGAATTTATAAATAGGATTATATTGGAATAAAATGGAGGAAAGTGGTAGATTGAGCATACCATATCTTAATCGTAATGTCAATAGACCCATGACAAATAAATAATTTCATTATATTATGTCAAATATTCCAGGATTTTTTCATATTCTTCGTAATACTTTTATAAAAATATATGCAAATATTTTGCCTGATTCCAGGCATATTTTGCATTATTCGTAATACTTTTTAATGTATTATGTATGTATTATTATTTAAAGTAGATAGATAATTATAGATTTTATTACCCCGCCTAAATCTCGGCGTAAACGATGGGCCCCGCACATGCTGGGTTGTATTCAATGGCAGCACTGACGGCAATTTTTAGCCGCTTCGTAATGTCTTTGTAGGATCGAGTTGTGTATAGGGAGCCGAAGGCTAGGTGGGAGCCGCTCCCTATAGCACCTTCTAAGTACTCATTGAACTGGAAGTCCTCCGAATTAAATTCAAAGAGTCTTCCCTTTACTGCAATGAGTGCCGAGAGCCCGCCTTCGCCTTTTTCGTCAACGGAGGGGGAAGTAGAAGGAGAATATAAATTAATAGCATTCTTAAAACATAATGCAAATTTAGTTCTCATAAATTTTAATAAATCTTTATTTGGCACATTTGGATCTGGAAGATCAATACTGTGCAATAATTGGCCAAGGCCAGTTTCACCAGCATATCCTATTAAATATTTTCCATTTCTTTGTATTTTAGGATCTAATATAGGAGTCATAATACTTTCATCAGATGCCCCCGAATCCGCTGCCATATAAACTTTGCGGGGGGTAGAAAGATTATCTACAATACCTACTATACAAGTCATTACTCCACCTTAATATATATACTGGACAATAATACCATATATCGTAATACCATGTCAATATCTGGAAAATATAACGAAGTTATGAAATATCCAGGAAATTTTTATATCCTTCGTAATATCAATATTGACAAAATTTAAAAGATATGATATAAGCCAATCCATATGGTTTTTAGACCCCCGTCAAGATGTATTACAGTCTAATCTTTCTTAGGGGATCTGTATGCAGACTTTGCCATGTCCTCGATAGTTTCATAGATAGCATCAGGGTTGCATCCAATTAGATTGCAGACTTCATCCCAAGTATAGTCTAGGTGCAAGATAGCGTCACCCTCGTTCATTGTAATTAAGTCATTGGCTAGAAGCATGGCTAATGGAACACCAATATCATTTTTAGTTTTAAATGGTATTAGTCTTTCATCATCTCTAAATCGTCTAACAAATGCTGTAATTAGGATTGCTCTTTCTTTAAAGCCTAATGAATACCTGCCGTCATCAAATGACATCTTTTATCAACTTCTTTCCGTGGACTATGTGTTCATTATACTCTATAGAGGCGACAATTAAGTCTGCTGGTATCTCAATGCCGTGTCTGTCTATTTGATAATTTATTCCGTCAGCAAAGTTTTTTGCCGTAGCAATAATACCAATGTGTTCGTCTAAGATATCCTCTGTGATATCAAACTTCCATTGGTTTTGAGTTACTTGACTATTAGCAAATAAATCAACTAACTTTCTAGATATTTTATTACTTGAAATACGCATAGTTCTCCTATTATTATTTTATCTGAATTGCTATTAAAAGTCAATGCCTAATATTAGTCTTGCTGCACCAGGTTGACTAACTTACCATCAGGTATGGATATTGTCCTATACTCGTCGTAATTATCAAGAACCAAAACATCAAACCCGTCCTGAGTATCGGTGAGATTAACAACTTCATAGACTTCTCCCTTAACCTTGATCAGATCTCCTGGCTCTAGCCAGTTTGCTAAAATGTTATCAATTACTACGTACTCTTCCATGGTTATCATTGTATCATTCGCTCCCATCGTCTTCGTATAAAAATTCAACTTTACATTCATCTAATGCACCATCTGCGTATTGGATGTGGTCCAAGTAATTCATGTCCATGTGTTCTTGAATGGCCTGCTCCAATTCATCAGTGTCGTCGCCTTCAACCATGTCTGCAAATGCTGGATAGATATCTTGAATCTCTTCAGCAGACAGTGTTACAGTTGACCACATTTGTAAATCAATTTCTACTTCATTAATTACTTTAGCCATTTACCTTCTCCTTGTGTTTTTCGCATTCTTCTGTTGCTTCTCCGTAACCACATTCTGGACACATGTCAGTTTGACATTCATCACAAAATGGAGTTTCGTCATGCATGTAATCACATTCACGACATTTCCATTCATACTGCTCAACATCTATTTGTTGACCATTATTGAACTCTATCTCGCCACCCCAACCAGTTTCTTCTTCATAGTCCAAGGTTAACTTAAGTGTAGGATATTGTAAAGATAGTTTTTGAATTACTTGACTTGGAGGTGACCAAGCAGTATCGAATCTATAGACTAAAAAGTATTTTTGATTAGTATCTATTCCTTCATCTATTAAAACTGTTTCTGGATACTCGTCAGTATCTGCAACAGCAACGTCCCACTTAGTTCCCCAGTTACGAATGTTCCAGTCATACCAGTTATTACTTTGAAACCATTCTTCACCTTCTTTAGGAACACCAGTATCTTTATCATGTAAGTAGGCATGCATGTCTTCTGGTTTTATGATATTCCAAAAAGCAAATACAGGATTATTAAATGTAGATTCTACTTCTACTAACTTTAATTCACCTTCAATACTTTTATAGTCTGCATACTTACGTGTAAATGGTTCACCAACTTGTTTTTTTAATCTAGCAACGTTAAGTTGGTCATTGCCTTCTACTATTAGTGTATTGAATACCCAGTTAGGCATTTATTTATCTCCTATCCACTCTAAGTCGTTTAAGATTATCATCAGGTCAACTAATGTGTCAAGTATGGCCTCATGCTTAACTTTTTCTTCGTGGGTAAAGAAATGTCCTTGATCTTCTATGTAATGTTCTTTATCTATAATCATTTCATTAAGAATACCTTGAAAAATATGCGAGGTAGTTAATTGCTTGGTTCTTAATGCATATTTAACATTATCTGATAATTCTTTTACCTTTGAATGGATATTATCATTTGGTATTATTACTTTTGGTGGCTCTGGAGTTTTCATGCTAACCTCTGTTTCAGTTCTTCTAGGGTAGGGTTGTGGAAATTATTACTATAGATCATTTCATTGATAATGTCAATAACCTCGTAATGAAACAACATTATTGTTCTGTCCAAATGCTATCTACCTCTCCTTCTTCTACTTTGCAGCCTTCTGGCATAGGCTCTTGACCTGAACTCCAATAAGCGTCATAGGCTTTATAGGCTGTTTCTTCATCAGGTGCTTCTATGTGATACCATGTTCCTGATAATACGTTGAACTTTGGCATTA